CTCGCGGCGAACCCTGCCGATTGCGCGGCGAACAACTACGCCACGGCTATCGCAGCCTCGGGCGCGCTGACTTGCGGCCAGGTCAGTCTAGCGGCAGGCGTCACGGGGAACCTGCCGGTCACGAACCTGGGCAGCGGCACCAGCGCCTCGGGGACGACGTTCTGGCGCGGCGACGGGACATGGGCCACGCCGGCTGGGGGGTCGATCAGTTCCGACACAAACACCACGGCCGGCCCGACAAACATGACAACGGCCTTTGCCGCAGTCAGCACTCTTGCCGCCTACGACAACACCGGGAAGACCACCTTGGTCGTCGGTCAGATCAACCTCACCTCAAGCGGCGCTGTCCGAGACTGGAAGTGCCAGATTCACATCAACGGAACAGCCGTGGACAGTCCACGGTATCTAGCCAATCTGGCCTCGGCTGCCACGACAAACGTCGCGACGGTGTTCTTGGACACGACTAGCGCGTCGGGTCGCACGGCGACCTACCAATGCGCCACACTAGCGGGTGCCGGAACTACGGGTACCGCGGCCAACGGCACACTTTACCGTCTGACCTGGTGAGGAAACCCATGAAACTGCTGCTTTTGGCCCTAGTCCTGTCCGGCTGCATCGAGCCGACCCCGACTCCGACCCCGTCGCGCTACCACATCTCCGGCTCGTCGCAGCAGTAGACCTTGCGCTTCCCGAAACATTCGTTCAAGGTCAACAGCTAATGCCCAAAGCAGCGACCATCGAGGACTTCATCGCGGCCGAAACCGCAGCCAAGGATGCCGCTCGCGACCTGCCCTCCGACTGGAAGGAGGGCGTCAAGCAGTACCTGGCCCGCACCGAGGAAGGGCTTTCGGGGCAGCTACATCGGGCGACAGAGCATGACTATGACGGCATCTGTCGCCGGATCGGCGCGGTCAGGGCTATCACTAAGCTCATCACCGACACCGAGGTGGAAGGCCCCAAGGCGACCGCCCACTTGGCCCGATTTACGATGAACGACGACTCCGCAATCCTGCTTTCGCAGGTTCTGACGCCTCCCGGCTGGGAGGACTCCATCGGCGCGCTGTTACGGCAGGCAGCAGACGCGGCGAAGGAAGCTGGCATTACGGCCAGCCCCGGCGAGGAGCGCAGGCTCAACTTCGCCAAAGTCCAAGAACTGGATGCCTGCCTGGCATGGCTTCGGGAGGTCAACACCCGAGGCCGGATCGCGCTTGAGACGCAGCGCACGACGGCTCTCAGGGCCGTGGGAAGGTAAGGCATGGCAGACGAGGCTCCGCAGATGGACCCGGCTTTGGCCCAGTTCGTACAGCAGCAGGCCCAGTTCAATCAGGCTGTCGGCTCCACGCTGCAAGAGATCAAGAGTACGCTCCCCAAGATCGCCGCAGCCGCCCGACCGGCGCCGCCGCAGATGGGGACGACCGACTACGCGAAAGCCAACGAGGCCGCGATCAACGAGTTCGTGAACGACCCCGTGGCGTTCTCGGGCAAGCTGATCAACATTGCGACCCAGACCGCGCTCGCGCAGGCCCGTGCCGAGAACGACTCCAAGATCTCCGACCTCGAGGCTCGGCAGTACGCGAACCAGCTCTATACGAGCTTCTTCGGCTCGCCCCAGAACGCCGACATGCGGATCTACCAGGACTGGATTGCCGGGCAGATGCAGCAAATGCCCAACGACTGGACGGTCGAGCAGAAGCTCGTTGCCGCGTCGAACAACGTCCGGCGCGAGCTGGCGCAGCGCGACGACTGGGTGGTCCGTAGCCGGGTCGGCACGGCCAACTACGACGCATCGGCGCCCGGCGGGCGCCCGGCGGCCAGCGGCCCGGTCTTGGACAACGACGGCGTCCCGATGGACGAACTGTCGCTCAACTCGATGCTCTCCGACAATACGAAGGCGTGGAAAGCGGCTCGCCGCAATCCTGCGAACCACGACGACTACAGGCGCCGTGGCGGGCGGTGATGGGGATCACCGGCAAAATGACTATTATGCGCGCTCCGAGGTTGATGATGTAGGATGCCTACGGGACAGGTTTGGTACTTGTCTGCCAGCGGCGGGTACTTTGCGAACCCCAAGCTGTCGATGAATCTCCGAACGGTCGGGCAGCCGCGCACGCGGTTCCGGCAGTTCACCGAGTCGAAGGAATCCTTCGGCAAGTCGATGGGCGATGTCCTCGACTTCAACAAGGTGATGAACGTCCAGACCGCCGGCGGGAAGCTGACGGAAGGCGTGCCCATCCCGAAGACTCAGATCACCATCAACCGCGGCCAATGCGTCGCCTACGAGTATGGCAACGCCATCCCGTGGACGAGCAAGTTTGAGACGCTGGCGCAGTTCGACACGAACGACCCGATCCAGAACGCGCTGGTCAACGACAACACCAAGACGGTGGATCGCGTCGTGAAGAGCGAGTTCGCCAAGAGTCGCGTCAAATACATCCCGACCGGCTCGGCCGGGTCGCCGACTGCGACTTGGGAAATCTCGACCACGTTGGTGGGTGGCGAGTACACCGCAACCGCCAAGGCCACGCGCGACTTCTCGGTCTGGGATCTGAAGAACATCGTCGATGCGCTCAAGAAGGGCGTGTTCGGCACCAACACGGCCACCCCGGTTGCCACCTACGACGGCAAGGACTACGTCGCGATCTCGGGCGTCGATGGCGCTCGCGCGATCAAGGACGACCCCGACTTCGAGGAGATCGTCAAGTTCGGCGACCCCGACCGCTTCTGGAATGGCGAGGTCGGACGGCTCTACTCGGCCCGCCTGGTCGAGGAGACGAACATCCTCGGGACGCTCGGAACCTCTGGCTACAAGGGCGAGATGTTCATCTTCGGCGCCGAGACGGTGATGGAAATCACGGTGATCAACGACGAGATCCGGCGCTCGATCCCCGGCGACTTCGGCCGCGAGAAAGCGATGGCCTGGTACGCGCTGCTCGGGTTCACGGCGATCTGGCCTGGCGGCTCCATTTCCACCGAACCGATGGCAACCATCGTTCACGTCACCTCGTCCTGATAGGCGAAGGCACAAGGAGAACCAATCATGGCAGAGGCATACGGACTACAGAACGCCATTGGCGACGGACACCGGACAAACGCCGGTGTCGGCGCGGCGGTCGGGAACGCCACCAGCCCGACCTACGGCGTCGCTCGGATCGGCACCGGCGGTGGAGTTGCCGGCAATTGCATTTACTCGGTCGTGGCGACCTCGGGCGACTTGATCGTCAGCGAGTTCTTCGCGTGCGTCGGGGTCGTGCCAACGGTCGTGGCGCCGATCCTTAAGTTCTGGCGCCGACCGAACGGGGCGCAGACCTCGCTGGCGCCGGGAGGCACGGACGACATCGCCATGACGCCGGCGACAATGACCATCCCGCTCTTGGCGATCACCGGCAATTGCTACGTCATTCGCTTCACCGCGAACAACGTCTTCAACCCCGGCGAGGCGTTTATCGTGGAAATCGACACGATTGACGGCACGGGCGCGGCGGCGACCGCAACCCTTGGGCACTCGGGCTACTACGTCCGCTTCAACGCCGACTCGATCCAGTCAACGGCGGGCGCGGCAAAGCCCAATACGAGCGCGGTCGGTCGCGTCTTCGTGGTGACGGCGTAATGAAGCGTTTCCGCGACCGCAGGCCAAGCGGCGAAACCGAAGCCTATGGGACCGAGGCCGGGGAGAGCTACCCGGCATCCAGAGGCGACGAGATCGCCACGGCGCAAAAGGTTTGCAGCGATGGCCGTAGCCGCTCCGTGCGCGACGCGGAGATGGAGACGACCAGCACGCGGATCTCTCGGCCTAGCCCGTATCCCACCGGGACGCGGTCGGAGCCTGGGCAGCATTACTGATGGCTCGGCTGGAGGATCTGATCTTCCAGAACCTTAAGCGCGAGGCTCCCAAGGCAGCGCGCTTTGTCAACGACGGGGGGGGCACGCTAACTGCCCCTCCCGTCCGGCGCGCTCTTGAGAGGGGCTACCTTGGCAACTCTATCCGAGATAAGAACTCAGGTTCTCGACAATCTGAGCCGGACGAACGCGCCGAGCGCCGAAACCGCTAACGTCACGCGCTGGGTGAACCAGGCGCTGCGCGAGGACATCTGCGCAGCGCACTTCTGGTCGAGCATGTTCGACCGGCAGACGGTGACTCTGGTCATTAGCCAGAACTGGATCAAGTACCCTGACCCGACCGTCTGGAAGATGGCCGCGCACATCGGGATCAGAGACACCGCCACGGCCGACTGGGACAAGCTCACCGAGGTGACGCTCACGCAGGGACTCTACGACGAGTCGCGCGTGAACCAGGGCCGCCCCGTGTTCTGGGCGAAGCGTGGGGCTGGCTTCATGCTGTTCCCGTCGCCCGACGCGGCCTACCTGCTCGAGGTGATCGGGTGGAAGTTCCCGGTGGCGTTGTCTGCGGACGGCGACACGAACGACTTCACCGACAACTACTCGCGCTTGATCGAGGCGCTGGTGACTGCTCGCGGCTGGCTGCACTACGGCGACGACCAGAAGGCGCAGCTCTGGAAGGCAATGGCCGACCAGTACATGGGCCAATCCATGCGCAACGACAACGACCGGATGCTGCCGTACCAGATGACCTTCGTCCCCGGTTCTAGCGCCGGCGTGAACAAACTGCCGCGCGCGCGCTCGATGAGCGCCGACACGGCCTACTCCTGGGCGCCGCCCCATCCTTGAGGTGCAACCGATGGCGAAGAAATCCGAAATCCTTGATGCCGCACCGCTCGTCGAAGTCGCCCCGCCGTGCGACCACGTCCGGTCTACCGAGATGAAGCAAGACGACACGACGCGCGTGTTCCTGGTGCGTGACTTCTGCCCGCTCTGCGGGTGGTCGGCCGAGTGGAAGCCGCAGTCCGAGGCGATCCTGAAGCCGATTGAGTTCCCGCTGGTGCAGGTGTTCTGATGCCGGCCGCGTACACGTTGACCGGCTGGACGAGCGATACGAGCTACACGCTCACCGGCTGGGCCTCAGACTCGATCTACACGCTGACCGGCTGGGTGTCGGAGAGCTACTGATGCCGATGTCTGTCGCACGCCTGCTCCCCGGCCGGGGGCTGGACTTGTCCTACATGGACGACCGCGCTGTCGAGGGGAACCCGATGCGCGGCTGCGACAACATGCGCCTAGTGGACGCCGAGTGGTGGACGAGGGATGGCGAGAAGTGCCTGCGCGGCAGCACGCTCCCGTTCCCGGCCGCCCATATCGTGTCGCTCGACCTGACCTACGGCAACACCGACTACCGGCGGCACTTCCTGATCGGCAGCAACGCCGTCATCGAAGTCGCCGCCAATAGCGTCTCGTCGTCGGTCCCGCCCACCTACGCCTACAGCGTGCCCTACTCGCCTAGCTGGACCGGGACCATCTCGTTCACCAACGGGTCTGCGACGGCCACCTACACGACGGCCACCGGCAACCCAGACTGGGTAAACCTGCTCTACGGCAACGACTCGGACGCCGTCCAGACAGTCTACTACGCCACGAAGACGGCGGTCGGCACGTTCACCCTGGAGACGACCTACAAGGGCGCCACGAACGCGGCATTCGCATCGTCGGGGTTCGTCGGGCCAGACTCCACTCCCACCCAGGACAGCGTCTACAAGACCGGCTGGACGGTGTTCCGGCAGCGGACGGCATACGCCGAAGCCTACTTCTGGGGGACCGCCCCCGGCACCGGGCCGGTTTATACCGATACCTCTCCGGCGCTCGCCACCGGCGGGATATACCTCGTCTGGGCACCCGGCGTCCGCGGAAGCCGGGGGTGCCCAGGGCCGTTCTTGATCCGGCTCGACGTGACCGAGAGGCTCATCTTCGAGTTTATGTCGATGACCCAGTCGGTGGCGGTAGGGCGATTCAACAGCCTCAATCGCCCGCACTTCATGGCGACGCATCGCGACCGGTTGATGGTCGTCAGGGGGGACGAGAACAACCAGAACGACGACCGGACCATCTGGTACTCGGCACCCGGTAACCTCATGTACTGGCACACGGGCACCGCAGGGGGCACGCCGCCGGCAACGCACAACTACATCAAGTTGAGCGAGGGTGGCGATCCGATCACGGCAGTCGCACCTCTGGCCGACTCGTTGATCGTGCATCGCTCAAGGTCGCAGGTGGCGCTCCGGCCCACCGGTAGCGTCGCGTTCCCGCCAGGCCCCTACACGATCACCTACAACGACCAAGGGCTGGGGTGCATCTCGCAGAAGAGCCTGGTCAACGTCCGCGGCCTGCACGTCTTCATGTCGGAGTACGGGCCGGTGCAGTTCGACGGCGCGCAATGCCAGCCGGTCGGTGGCACGCTCAAGCGAGTCGCGTCTCAGTTGCGGAATACCGCCGAGTGGGCGCCGGGAGACAAGTACCCCGGCAACCTGCACACGATCTACCATGCGGCGCGCCAAGACTTGTGGTTCTCGCTGCCAGGCACGGCGTTTGACAGCTGGGAAAGCACGACGGCGGGCGACCGCTACCTCGTCTACAACCTTGAGACGCAGGAGATGACGGTCACCAAGTACTACTCGATCTACTCGGGTGGCACTTTCCGCGACGGGACGACGGGCCAAGAGGTTGTCGTCGTCATGCGGGCCAAGGCCGATGGCGGCGCGCTGCTTCAGCTGACCCAAACCGTGCTTTGCAAGGACCGGTCCACGACCGACCCCAAGAGTGGCACGGCAGTCGTGGTTCCGGCCTACGTCGAAACCAAATGGCACAATTTTGGGTCGGAAACGGAAAAGGAGATCATCAAGCTGGAGGTCGAGGTCCGCACGACCACCTTAAACTACTACACGAACGACACCTACAGCGACGACCCCGGCGGCGACCTGACGTTGATGCTTGAGATTCAAGCCGACTACGACCTCGGGAACTACGTCGTGCAGCAGGTGTTCACGGTGCCTTCCGCGACCATCGGCGTGACGACCGTAGCGGAGGGCAAACGG